AGCTAGGCTGGGAGCCGTTGGCGACTGTATTGACGTTCACCCACTGGGTCGGATCGAATGTCACGCCGGTGGGGTTGAGTATACCGACCGTGTTAACTGTTTTGTCGCTCGTAATCTCGAGCTTCTGAAGCAGGATCTGCGCGCGGTTCACGAGTTCGCGAGCGCCGATATCGCCGGTGATGCCGTTCGACACCGAAGGCGCGAGGCGGATCGCAAAAGCCGGTCTCGTTTGAGACGCGGTCAATACGATGTTCGTGTTGGAATAATTGAAAAAGTACCCGCGGTCCTGGTCGAACTGGCCGTCCATGAGTAAGGCCGAGCCCCAGTGGGTCAGGCTCGGCGCGCACGTGACGCTCAGAAGATTCACGGAGGTAGTAGAAGCGTGGTTCGAAGAAGGGGTACCGGTGAACGTGCGGGCGATGTCGTTCACGTTGTAGCTGAGAGGTGCCGCGCGCGTCAGACCCGTGAACCCCGTGGCCGTCTTGGCAGCGTACGAAACCTGTTCGTTGTCGATGAGGAGGGTTCCGGACGAGGGGAAGAAGGTGGTGGCGTCCGAGACGCTGATCGAAGTGTCGGTCGGTCCCATGTGCGCCGCCAGGGTCGTCGCCGCCGCGGCCGTCTCGTTCACGATCTCATAGCGGACGGGCATATTGCCGGTACGCATATAGGCCTCGTCGTTCACGTTGTTGTTCTTGATGCGGTGGGCGTAGACCCAGTTGCCATCGACGCCGCGCATCATAAAGTCGACGAAACCTGCACCGTACCAGGTGTACTGGAGCCCGAGCATTTGCATCTTCGAGGCGTCAAACTTGAAGCCGGACGCTCCCGTGCCGTCGAGCGTGTCGCGGTTAAACAGGTTCTGAGGCGTCCGCAGATCCTTAACCTTGCACGCCTTGATGGGCGCCGCCGCCGTGATCGACGAAGCTCCGCGGTACGGCGGGTTGAACGAGAGAAGACCCTGCCCTTGAATCTGGACGACCTGGTGCGTCATGCCGCGGATGACGAAGCGATCGTCCACCTTGAGTTGGTCGGCAAAGCGCGTGTTCGAGGTGTTGAACGTCGTCGACGTAAAGTCGCCCGCGGCCGCGAAGGCGACGGTCGACGGCGTGAAGGACAACGTGACGGCCGAGGCTGTCTGGACCGCCGTGACCCAGACGGGCCCGAGGGACTCGTACCCACCGAGCGTGTAGGCCCAGTCGCCGACCGCCAGGGTTCGATTGAGGCCCGTGACGCTCACGTTCGAAGACCCGATGGGAATTGCCGGTACGCCCGTCGCCGACGAGACGGTGCCGGCGTTGGTCGCGGTAATCTGACCCGTCATGAGCTGACCACGGGGATCGACCGTGATATACCCGTCCATCTGAAGCGTCGACGTGCGACGAGTCACGTAAAGAGTCTGGCCGTCGAACTCCCAGAACATGCCGTTCTGGTCGTCGAACGTACCGACACGAACAGAGGCGCCATGCCATGCCGATATGATGAATCTGGGCTGCTCGGCAAACTGGATCACCGTGCCACCCGGATAATTTATGCTTGAATTTACAGACAAAGTCTTCGAGTCCGTGATGGATGCGATCGTGTACGTTCCGTTTATGGTCGAAGGTGAAGCGACACCCTTAATGACTATGTTAGCGCCGTTCTGTGGGGCGCCGTGGGGGATATCGGTCGTGATGGTGATCGTCGTGCCCGAGACGGTCATGGCCGCGATGTCGTTGTTGGGCGCGAAGAGCGTCCCGGAAGACCAAAGCAGGCCCTTGCCCGACTGGTACCGGAAAACCTTCTTGGACTGACGGACGATCGCGGCGCCGTGCGAAGGCTGGTTCGTACCCAGGATCACGCCGCCGTCGTAAGGGCGGTGGATCGTGTAAGAATACGGTTGAGGGTAAATGTTCGAAGCGCCCAGGCTGACGGTCACGGTCCGGTCACAGACGACGTTGAACGTGTTGGCGGTCAGGACGTTCGAGACGAAGAAGCTTCCGTTAAACGTCAGGCCGGCGGCGTTCGAGGTGATGGGCGTACCGGCCACAAGGCCGTGAGCGTTAGACGTGCGGATAGACACGTTCGTACCCGGGGTGGTATCGGCGCTGATAAAAGCGACCGGGATCTCCATCTGGGACGAATTGAAGATGCCGCCCTTGCGGATGGTGGTGTAAGGCGTCGAAATGTTCGAAAGGCTTGACAGAATCTGGCCGCGCGCGATGTAGTTGCACGTGTTGGCAGTGGCATTCACGTTCGCGACCAGAAAGAAACCTTCGGCCCGACCTGACTTGCGGTCCGAACTCGACAGACCGGACACGGAGATGACGGATCCCGTCGTAACGTTCGATACGTTTATAAATGCATTTGATGAAAAATAGACGACCACGTTCGCGGCGAGTGTACCATCGACCTGGACGTTCGAGACGGTAAAGTCCGTCCCGGGAACTTCGAAAAAGCTCGGGAATTTGCGGAGCTCCTGGTACGTCTGCCACTTGGTCGCCTGCAGGCCGTACTCAAAGTCCGCGTCGATCAGAGATTGACCAAGAGACACACGCTGACGTTCGATAGCGTCCGTCCCAAAATCATAAGGGCGCGTCTGGACGAGCCCCTGATAAGGGCTCCCCTGAGTGCCGTTGATGTTCATTACTTAGTACTTAGTTTTTTAGTTCGCCGATTCAATTTCAAGCGTAAAAGCCCAGTCGAGGCCGTTATTATTCATGATATTGCCGAAGCGATCCAGTACCGTCACCGTCAGGCGGTCCAGGCGGTTCGAGCGGTCCGTAAACATGACTTTCTGGGCCCAGTTGGCGCTCTCCGTGTAATTGAGGATCGAGCCTGACCCACCGGTCACAGGCACCTTGTACGTGATCTGCATGGGGTCGAGCGAGGCCGTCCCGACTTCGCCGATCCAGATGGATATGTAAACGTCGAAATTGATGATGTACGTGTTGGTCGCCGTGACATTCGTGCCGACCTGGCCGTTCGTGAACCCCATGAGGGCCGCGAGGGACAGGGGCTGGACTCCGAACGTGACCGTGCCCGAAGCCGATACGAACTGGATCTTGTTCGATACGGGCCCGATGCTGAACTCGCCGACGCCGGCCGTCACGAGGGCGTTGAGACCATTGATGAAGCTGGTCGCATTGTAGTTGCCCGGGGCCAGCGTGTACGTCGTCGTGTTCAAGATGAAGCTGTTGTACGGGGCCCGGACGTTATAGAACCCGACTGGGATCTGAGCGTCCTTGAGGGCGACGCTGCGGACTGCGCGATGGCGATTTCCAAGGATCGCCGTGAGCTGGAAAGGATTCCCGTTTAATTTGTAAATGGAAGCCTGACCGGCCGAACCAGTAACAGTCGTCACGTTGGATGTCGATGCCGTGTCAACGTGAATCTGGTACTTATTCATTATTAGATACTAGGGGTTTTTTTGGGCCTAATCCTCCAGCAGGGAGCCACCGATGCCGTCGGCGATGGCATAGTCACGCATCTGATCGCGGACCATGACCGAGCCGCCGCACAGGCCACCTGGGGTCAGACCCATGGTGTAGTAGTCGGCCTTCTCACTCGGGCCTGGGGTGCACTCCATGTTCGGCTTGATCTCGAACAGGCTCTTGGGGTCCTTCTGGACGTTGGGGCCCGGGGTGATGGTGATCTCAGAGCCCGAGTAGCCGCTGGAGCGGCTACCGCGGACCAGCAGGACCAGGATAGCCACGAGCAGACCGATGATGAGAGCGTGGACCGTCATCTTTGCAACCTTGTAAAGCGCCATTTGATTTTTGTCAACATTATTTTCAGGACCCCCTGCGTTAAAGCTAACGAGGACTTTTCTCTAAAAGTTCTAGAGATGGACCTCACTTTCGATACTGGTGACGGCACAACTATGAAGTTGAATGACGACGAACAGAACTTGCTGGACGAGATTTCGTTCCAGGTTCCTGAGAAGAAGAGTGTGAGCTTCAAGCCCAAGCCTGCCCGGCCGAGCCCGTTCGCCAAGCGTGCCCCAGGGCCTTCCATGCGCGAGTCAGCCCCAGACGAAGGCCTGGACATGTTCGTGAACCCTGGGAAGCGGAACGCTCCGATGCCCCCACCCCCTGAGGAGTTTGACGACGGCGAGGGTGAGTACGAGGACGACGAGCAGCAGGGTCCCCAGGGCGGCGGTGGTGGCGGGGATCAGACGCCTTCTGAGGGGTACAAGACGATCGAGGACGAGAAGGCCGACCTGCTGAATAAGATTTCCCGGCTCGTCAAGAAGGGTATCGCCTCGAGCCAGCGCCTGACTATCTACTCGGACATCGAGGAGGTCCGGACCGAGTACAAGCGCATGACCTACTCCATAGAGGTCGATCGCTCTATAAAGTTCCAGCGTCGCATGCTGATCGCCTGCGTGACCGGTCTCGAGTTCCTGAACGACAAGTTTGATCCGTTCGACCTGGAGCTGAACGGATGGTCCCAGAACGCTATGGAGAACGTCGAGGACTACGATGGCGTCTTCGAGGAGTTGTACAACAAGTACAAGACGAAGGTTCAGGTGGCGCCTGAGGTCAAGCTGATTATGATGGTCGGCGGCTCGGCCATGATGTTCCACCTGACGAACAGCATGTTCAAGGCGGCCGTGCCGAACGTGAACCAGGTGATGCAGCAGAACCCGGAGCTGATGCGTAACATGGTGGCGGCTGTCGAGCGCACGAACAACAACCAGCAGCAGACTCAGGGCGGCCCTAATGTTCGCCGCGAGATGCGCGGCCCAGGTATGGATTTCGGTTCCCTCATGAACATGATGGGCCCGGGCATGCCCCAGGCGACGCGCTCGGGCGGCGGTGGCGACACCGAGTCCGTCTCGGACATCGTATCGGTCGACGCGGGCGACCCTGACACGCGTGAGGTTTCCATGGGCTCCGACAAGAAGAAGCGCGGCCGCAAGTCTTCCAAGAAGGAAGTTTCTCTGTAAGTACTAATAAGATATGGACGATTTCATCAGAAAATTGAAACAGGCTCTGCCGGACTCTGGTGAGGCGCCGCCACCCATAGCACCTGGCACGTCCGGTGACTGCATTAAAGACGATATGTTGACTCAGGGCGATCCGAAGGGTCTGAACTGCTGTTCCCAGAACGGCACGCACGGGAATTGGCGCGCCGGGTTCTTCTGCGCGTCGCCTCAGGGCCTGACGTTTACGAGTATATGGAACGGGTTTCCGGTCTGGTTCTGGATCGTGTTTCTGGTGGTTTTCATGACTGTGATTCTCACTAAAATTTTGTTACGCTAAAGTAACGTGAGATGGTGCTCTCATACGCACCATTTGACGATCCGGTGGCCCCGAAACCGCCATCCTATATTCCAGAACACGTCCAGCGGGCCTTGGCCCCACGACCTATAGAGCGTGATGCGACCGAGTGTAATTACCTGATTATGTTCTTCGTGGGCGGAGTGTTCCTTCTAGGATTGGCCGATGCGATGCGATAAGCTAAAAATAAGAGTCCAAACAATTAGGATGGGCCAGTACAGGTTCTTAACCTGGTACCGCCTTAAAAGCAACCAGGACCACCTGTTCCTCAAGATTTCCGGTAGAGGATATCTTGACGAACAGCCCACGTCGATCGAGGACGCCGAAGCGTTCGCGGCCGAGACGATCGAGGCGACCGGAGAAATGCACGACATCATGGCCCAGGACAACAGGATCCTGGTCGTGAAGCTCGATCTTCGTGATTTTTCGTTCGAGGAACTCAATTTCGGGCCCTTTATGAAGTACATCGTCCAGGCCGCGAATCAGGGTATGGATTTGGCCTTCGTCGAGGTTCTGGGTGCGAGCTCATATTGGAATTACCTCGCCGCCTTTTTGCCAAAGTACACGCGCGATCGGCTCGTCCTAAAATAGACAGACGCCCTTGCCGAACACCTTGGTCTCTTCGGGCGGGTCGTCCCCACCGGTTTCAAAGCCGCCCTCGCGGTAGACCTTCAGGCGTTTGCGGTACATGGCGAAGAACACGGACCAATGGTCCGCGACGTCGTAAATCAGGGGGTCATTAGCCTTTCCGGCGGTTTCACGCATGATGCGCCCTATGGACTGCTTGATGTCCGACTTGGGCGTCGCCAGAATGACCGTATCGAGCGCAGGAATGTCGAGGCCTTCATGGGCCAATTGGAACGTCGCGATGACGGCCGGCGCCTCGGCCGATTTTGCCAGGTCAGCCTCTTTCATGCCACCTATGTAAAGTCCGGACTTAGAGCCAAGTTGCTTTTGCAACCAAAGGCAATGTTCCCGGCGATCCGAAAGAATCAGGACTCGGCGTCCGAGCGCGAGAGCCTCCTCGGCCGTCCGGAGTATGAGTCGGTTCCGGTCCTCGAGTTCAGTCAGGACGTTGATCATACCGGCCATGTTAATCTGTCCAAAGCGCGTTACGGGCGGGGCCTCCTTGAAGGTATCACACGCGTAGTCCAGAGTCACAACCCGTGTTGTCCCTTGGTTCTGCCGCTCGATCCGGAAGAACTCGGGGCCGAGGAACCAGTACAAGAGCCGCGTCAGACCATCCTTCCGTTCTGGCGTCGCAGTAAGTCCGAGAGTGTATTTGGGACAAATTTTAAACATAAATTGAGAGAACGCTGGAGCGCCTATATGGTGGGCCTCATCGACCACAAGTAGGCCGATCGAGTCAAAGGCATTCTCGGGGAACTCTCGCATACACATAGTCTGGATCATGGCGATCACAAAGTCCTTGTCCGTGTCAAAGGCATCCCCTTGGACCCGGCCTATGGTCGCCCCCGGACAAAACTCCTTAATTTTATCGACCCATTGATTCGCCAAGAACTCCTTGTGGACGACGATCATGGTCCGGACTTTCAGTTGTGCCGAAAGAGCCAGGGCGACTGTAGTTTTGCCACCGCCGCAGAATAGCGACAAAACGCCGCCCCCCTTTTCCTTGAAGGCTTTGACTCCTGAAGCGAAAGCTTCTGGTTGTCTGGTCGCTTGTCGTAATTTTCCAGTAAAATTGATCCCAGGAGCAGGAGCACAAGGGGGCCGGATGTCGGCGGTCGGCCGCCCGAACTTGTCGAGACCATAATACCTGGGAACCAAAAGTCCTTCCGGGGCCTTCCGCCAAACTTTGAAGGAAGGGGCGGTAATCCCAAGAGCATTTGTGACTGGTCTGACAGTGAGTTCCTTTTTTATTTCAGGGGAGCAATTTTCAACTAAAATTCCACAACGTGAGAGCGTTCCCATCTTGCATTTGAATGCCGACTATTTTCTAAGTACTTAGTAAATGGTCGCACCGGCTCCAGCTCCGAAGACGAACAAGACGATCGATCAGTGCCTTGCGGATTTCCACGGGTGCATGACGACCAGCACTCTGGCACCGGCGCCTCGTGCCGCCTCGGCTCCAGCGCCCCGCGCCGTCTCGGCTCCAGCGCCCCGCGCCGTCTCGGCTCCAGCGGCTCGCGCCGCCTCGGCGCCAGCGGCGTCTCAGTACACCAAGGGCGCACAGAACCGGGCGAACATCGAGAAGGTCCTGAATACCACACGGAGTAATTGTACGACCGCCAACAAGAAATTCGCCACTTTTATAGATTCGAAGGGTCTGATCGTCGTTCCCACGACGGCTGCGTGTCCGGCGGGCATGAGTAAAATCACGAATGGACCCGACTCGCGGCCGATTGCCGGATTCGTCCCGTGCGTCCCGACCGGCAAGACGACGAAGGACCTTCTCCGGCCGATCCCGGACGAAATCATGAAGGGTTTGCAGGCGTGCATGCAACGGGGGACTTCGGGGTACGCCATGGAGGGTTCGCCGTTCGGCGGCGTGGTCAGCACCGGCCGCAACACGAAGCTTATCCTGACCCTGCTCGTGCTCGCGATCCTGCTCTGGATTTTGGCGAAAAATATGTAAGTCTATGGTAAAATGGGAGGCGCCCAGTCGTCCGTGAAATTCGACAAGACTACGGGAACGGCCTCGCTTTACCGCACGAGTGGTGACACAAAGACGCTTGATGAGTTCGTACTTAACGATAAGACCGACCTGGGTGGGTTTATAGATTTGGTCCAGAAAAACATGAAAGAGGGGCAGGCGGTGTCGAAGGATTACCCAAAGTCCGTCGGGAGCATAAATATGGGCAAGGCCGGGCCAGCCGAGAATGTCACGGGTGGTGAGAATCTGCCGCGTCTACAGGCTTGGCAAATCAAGGAACCCGCCGCTCGCGCCGTCGTGTACACTGACGCGGACGGCAAGTCCCGCTTTTTGTACGTCAACGATCCTGCCAAGATTATCGAACTTATACCGGGCGGGTCTAGAATCCAGCAGGGGGCTGTAAAAGCCGTGGTGGCGCAGGAAAAGGTGGTCGCGGTCAGAGACGCCGGTAATCAGAAATTTCAGTGCTTTGCCGAAAGCGTCATATCCGTCGTGACTATGGACCAGCGGAAGCAGATCGACGACGCCGCGAAAGTATGCATGACGCAAAAGACTGGAGAGGTTGGGATGAAGACTATGGAAGCCGCGGCCCCGGCCCCGGCCGCCGGCACGTCGACGTACGCGGCTCAGGGCGTCGTGTATCCCATCGAGGTGGGCGGGTACCCCATGTGGGTCGTCGTCATGTCGATAGCGGCGATCGTGGCATCTATACTCCTGGCGAAAAAATCTGCGTAAAGAGTAATTATGGGTAACATCATCGGCATGGCCCACCAGTTTGGGTCAGTCGGAGACGTGGCCGGTAAGCCCCAGTTATTTTACCAGGCGAACGGCCAGACCAATGCGCGTGTCCGTGCCACCGTGATATCTCAGACAGGCGGCGTTAAGAGTTACATAATGGATATAGTCAACGCGCCGTACGCGAATCCGGATATTTTTGTAAAATTTAACGGACCTACCACCGGGACGGTCATTTTACAGACGGCCCCTCTCGGTACCGAGAATTGGCGCGAAGTCATGCGTAAGCAGGTGACGAACGCGCCCTCGGTCGTGTTTAACGGCGTGAACCTCGCGGCTGCAAAGGCGGCTGCTGACGCTGCGGCTGCAAAGGCGGCTGCGGACGCTGCTGCTGCCAAGGCGGCTCAGCAGGCCCGGGAGGCCGCCGCCGCTGCGGCTAAGGCTGCTACCGAAGCCAAGGCCCGGGCGGACGCCGCTGCCAAGGCTGCTGTGGAAAGGGCTGCGGCTGAAAGAACGGCTGCGACCCAGGCTGCTGCGGCCAAGGCTGCTGCCGAAGCCAAGGCTGCTGCCGACGCCAAGGCTGCTGCCGACGCCGCTGCGGCCAAGGCTGCTGCCGAGAAGGCTGTGGCGGACGCTGCTGCGGCCAAGTCGGCCGCGGACGCCAAGGCTGCAAAGGAACGGCATGATGCGGCCGTGGCTCGCCGCGCCGCCACCAAGGCTCACAAGGAAGCCGAGCTCGAGGAGGAGCGCAGCCCGGCGCACGTCGAGAAGTGTCTGAAGACTCTCCGGTCGTGTGTCGCGAACGCCTCGGACGCCAAGGCTCGGGCACCCGCGTCCCGCCGCTCCAAAGCCCCGGCGCCTCCGCCCAAGTCGGGCAAGTCCAACTACGAGATCGAGGCTTACAATGCCGACGAGGGTGAGGAGACGTACGAGGCCGAGGGTGAGGAGACCTACGAGGCCGAGGGCGAGGAGACGTACGAGGCCGAGGGTGAGGAGACGTACGAGGAGGAGGGCGTCGAGACCTACGAGGGCGAGGGTGAGGAGACGTACGCGCTCGAAGGCGCTCCGTACGCATCGGCCCCTCTCATGACGCGTACCGGCGTGTTGGTCCGGATTCTGTTTGCCATCCTCTTGATCCTGTTCGTCCTGTACATGGCTAAGCAGGTCTGATCGAAATAAGAACCCAGAAAGTCTCACCATCCCACACTTTTTTATCCAATAAAACTTCGACAGATTCACCCGATCCAAATTCCTGGATCGGGCGAATCCCTTCTACATGGCACATGACCCGGTTGTACCTCCAGGGAACCTTGACCCTCAGAGTCGTCCCCGAGTCTTCCATGCGTAGCTCCATGTACTTGCGCCCGTCCCAATCATAGAACGGACGGGCGATCGTCGCTTTCATTTATTAAAATGCGAGTTTAGTTTCTATTGGGTGAAAGTCATGTACATGATGACGCGGACCTGATCCGAGAGGTTGACGGCCGAGTGAATTTCACTACACGTAAAACTAAAAAACTTGCCATTCTGTTCCGAAATTGCTTTGTCTCCTTGAATTAAATAACAAAATTCAGGGCAATCCAGGCCGAGGTGGTACGTCAAAGACCCGGCCGGTAGGTCCGATGCGGGTTTGTCCCAGTGGGGAACTAGGATACCCATGGGGAGCAGGAGAGAAAAGGCCGCAAATGAGACGCCCCCGACCTTCTCGAGGATTTCGATCGTTTTGGGCGCGAGCTTTCGTGCCGGGTTGGTCGGCTCGCCATATGTGAAGAGTGGGAAGTTCCACCACTTGTCGTCCATGTCGAAAACCCCAGACCACCCCTCGCACGCCACGACCGCGTCGTAGAGATTCTTGTGAAGGTCATCATAGTCCGCCGTCTTATATCGCCGGACGTCCGGGAACACAGCCTTGATGGACTTCATCTCGTCCCGCATAGTCTCCCACCCGTCCGGTATGTCATGAAGCTCAGGGCGGTGCATTTTTATATGACATCCAATAAAGTCTTTAAATTTTTTCGCGTCCAGTAGTAATGGGAGGTGGTGGCGGCAATCCGTGCACGAGAGGTGGCAGCGGGTCTGTAAACCCATCGAACAAACCGGCGCCACCCAGAAATGGTGGCCAGTACCAGACGAAGGCGCTCAATCCTGCGTACGGCGTGCCGACCCGCGACACGGGATGTGGTAATGCAGGCGTCACGTACAATTGCACGGGCGGTGAGTACAGGTGGAGTGGCAAGGGGTGCCCTTGCGCCGGCTCGAACGGGGCCATCTGCGCCAATGCCCTTCCTTTTGCCGATATGTGCCCAACTATCGGGCCATTGACCCAGACTGACTGGTCCGGTCAGCAGGTCGTCTGCAATTATTCCAGTGTAAACGCCAACCTGCCGATCAACGAACTCTCCAAGTATTTTAGCCCAGAAACTGCTACAAAAATCTCAAATGATAGATGTGCCGGTCTCGACTATATGGGCCTGAGTCAGAGTTCCGAGTGCCAGCAATTTTACGGCGGCTCCGTCGATAATGAACTTTTGAAAAGAATTGACGCCATCGCAGGGTGGTCGGGTAACGCTCCCCTCATGGGCTACGTCAATAGTAAACTCAAGCAGACGAATTCGGCCGTGGCCGACCAACAGAAGGCCCAGACGCTCGTCCAGAAGAACTGCGACGGCAATCCTATGGACCCCAAGTGTGGGTGTTACAACGTCACCAAGTTCGGTAACCGTTGCCTGAATGACGCGACGGTCAAGACGTACCCGGGCTGCAAAGAGCTCGCCGCCGCCATGGCGGATCTCCCAGCCGCGGCCCAGATCGGTACTATGAACATGTTCTGCGCCTCGAACGAGTGTGCGAACGCCAAAGCCTCGGACGAGTCTCTGCTCCCGGGCCCGAATCCGCCAACCTGCCCGATGAATATCGCACAATGCGTGAATGATTTCCGCAACGCCAATCTTACGGGCTCGCCTGTTTCCGCAGTCTGTCAAAACACCATCACGGGCGTGCCGAGCAAACCCCCGCCTCCCCCGCCTCCCCCGCCTCCCCCGCCTCCCCCGCCTCCCCCTTCGGGTGGTGGATCACCCCCCCCGCCTCCTCCGAGTGGTGGTGGATCAACCCCGCCTCCTCCTCCGAGTGGTGGTGCGGCTCCTGCTTCGGGTGGTGGATCTGCCGGAGTCATGGTTGCGACTTCGGCATCTCCCGATTCCAAAAAGGGGCTTATTATGGGCCTGGGTTTCGGTGGGGCGTGTTTATTTCTTATTTGCATTTTAATAGCCATATTCTTCATTATGAAGAAGAAGGGAGTCAAGACGGCCTAGGCTCCTCCGATTGGAGGCGCGGCCGAAAGCGTCACACCGCCCGGCATGGCCGAAGGCGTGGGAATGTTTGCGTTGCCACCGCCGCCGCCCGCACCCATAGCCAAGACGCCGACAAGGCCGCAGCAGCAAATACAGCAGCAGCAAATCAATATAATTGCGTACACGCCGTACAATCCAGCAAGTCCAGCGAAAATAGCACTTACAAGATCATCGACACCCTTACTCTCGGTCGTTGCGGTCTGTTTCACATCCGTAACGAGCGTGCCTGTCACATCTTCCTTTACGAGCGCCTGTGTGATGGCGTCCGCGACGCCCTTGGCGACGACCGTCGCCTTGATGTTCTGATCGACGACGATCTGGCGGTCCTCGGGACTCTGCCACGCGAAACACTCGTACTCGACGCCCGAAAAGTCGGCGTCGTTCCTGTTGTTGGCGCGGGCGAAAATGTCCTGGACCGTGCTCGACTTCATAGTATTGTCGATGACCGTACTGACCTTGTTCTTGATGTCCGTCGCGGACGTAGAGCTGTTCCCAAATGCCGGCGCCAGAAACCCCGTCTTGGTCGCCGCGGCCTGATCGATTTTTGCGGCCGACTCGCTCTTGAGCTTGGCCGTCAGGTCCTGGACATTCTGAACCGTCATCTTACCTGTCGCGACCGTATCGGACGTGATGCTCTGGTTGATACGGACACCGCATCCCTTGATCTTGGCCCCACGGAAGCTGGCCGCGTTGATGTTGTTGGACTGGGCCGAAACCTTCTGGGAATTCTCGGACACGAATGAATTTGTAATTTGATTCATAAATTCATTCGTCTGCTGCACAGACGTCTTGGAAGAGTTACCACCCATTTACTATGGGTCATGAAATTTATTTGCAGCAGTACTTGAGCGTGCCGTCCTTGGAAATGGTGCCGACGTTAGGGTAGGGCGCCTCGCACGTGGCCGTGGCGGCCACGGCCGGTGTAGCACACGACATATTAGCCGGCGGGTTAAATACCATATCGCTCGCCAGGCTGACGCCGCGACGGACGAGCAGGAACAGGATCACAGCGATCATGACCGCGATCAGAAGATTGCGCTTCGAGAACTTCATTTGATATGTACCGAGAAATTTATCGGCTTTAAGAACTGACCCCATGTTCCCGTACAATGAAGGTCATCTTCTGCTTGCCCGGCAAGGCGTACTCGCGCGAATTTCTCCTGAGCTGGTCGGATCTCCTCATGCAGGCGAGCGCCAAGGGTCATCAGATTATGATTTCCCAGCAGTACTCGAGCGTCGTCCATTTTGCCCGGGCCAAGTGCCTCGGTGGCGATGTCCTGAAGGGCCCGGACCAGAAGCCTTTCCAGGGCCAGGTTGAGTATGACGTCATGGTCTGGATCGATTCGGACATCGTCTTCAAGCCCGAGGACTTTTTCAACATCATCGAGAGTCCGCACGACGTCACGGCCGGTCTGTACATGATGGAGAACATGCAGGAGTTTGCGGTCGTCCGCGAGTGGAACGAGGAGGACTTTGTAAAGTCCGGCACGTTCAAGTTCCTGCGCCCCGACGACATCCAGGGGGCACCCAAGTACATGCCCGTTGCGTACGCCGGCATGGGCTGGATGGCGATCAAGAAGGGCGCCGTCGAGGACCTAAAGTATCCGTGGTTCTGGAGCGAGCTCCAGACGATCGGCCCTCTGGTCGACATGAATTCCGAGGACGTGGCGTTCTGCCGGTCGCTCAATGCGGCCGGTCACCAGGTCCATATCGACACGACGATCCGCGTCGGTCACCAGAAGAGTCTGATAATTTAAGGAATAAATTCATTTGATAATAAATGTCCGTGCCGCCGGACCCTTACCCTCTTCCTCCAGGATTCGCCTGGTCGACGTGTGACATTTCGGACGAAAAGACGATCGGTGAGGTGCAGAAGCTCCTTTCCGACTATTACGTCGAAGATCCAAATGCGACATTTCGTCTGAGTTATACAAAAGAGTCTATTCAGTGGGCCCTTAGTGGGTCCGGTTCACATGCCGATTGGATTTTCGGGGTCCGTGCAGCCGAAACGGGCAAATTACTCGCTTTCATTTCCGGTGTGGAGATGAATGTCCGAGTGAATGATGACGTCATTCAGATGGGCGAGGTGAATTTTCTATGCGTCCACCCCAAACTGCGTCACAAGAAGCTCGCGCCTCTAATGATTCGCGAGGTGACGCGCCGAATCAATCTTCACGGGATTTGGCAGGCCGTGTACACCGGGGCCGTACTGCGCCCGGAGTCGATCGCGTCCGCTCGGTATTGGCACCGCCCGATCGATATCAAGAAACTCGTCGAGGTTGATTTTTGGCCCGAACCTTCTATGACGCCTGCGGGCGCTCTCCATTTTTACAAAACTCTCGACGTCCATGAGACGCGGCCTATGACGTCTGATGACGTCCCGCGCGTCACGAAGCTTCTCAATGACAATTCGACTAAATATAAATTGGTCCAGGTTTTCAGTGAAGAGGAGGTGGCTCATATGTTCTTGGGACGCAAGGACATCGTCCAGAGCTTCGTCACGGAAGACGGCGATTTTTGTAGTTACTATTATTTGCCTAGCACTATCATCGGAAATGCAGAACACACCGAGATTCGAGGTGCGTGGGGTTATTATTACATCCCCGGACGATTGACGATGCGACAGCTCATTGATGAGACCGTCGGATGGGCGGCCAAAGACGGCTGTGACGTTTTCAATATCCTAGATATCATGGATCACGCGCCACAGATTCTATGGGATCGAAAGTTCAAACCGGGCACCGGTGATTTGCACTATTATTTGTTTAATTGGAAAATCCCCGAAGTACTGAAACAGGATCAGGTCGGTCTCTTACTTCCTTAGTTACTACAAATTGTAAGGCTCTGGGGTGTATGTTGAACTCGTAGACGTGTTTGTGAGGGGTGCACTAAAAGTATAAATGGCCTTTGCGCCCGTCAATGGAATTGTTAAAACGGCCGTACCATCCGCCTTTTTCACAACCAGGTTACACCCGTTGATGCGGTCCGAGCAGCAAGCCGTCCGGTTATAGATGACAATCTTGGAGATGACCTTGTCGGCCCCCAGATCGAGGGTCATTGCTGCATTTGGATCATTGGTCGAGTGTGGGAGGCGCATTCCAGAAGCTCCACTTTCCGCGTGAATCCCGTCAATCAGGTACTGGGGACCAAATTGATTAGGATCGCTTGCATAGACTGCCGGTGAGATGGTTGGAGTAATCCCCGTTGTGATTCTGGCACCACTCGCGTCAAACACATCAATGCCGAGGAGGTTGATCCACTCGGCCTTATTATCGGCACGGGCCACCTGAACGGTCTTTCCAGTGATCATACCGGCAGGTACAGAGGCCGCATCCGCGCCAGGACCTGCGCCCGCAGAAGGAGCCGCTGCACCAGCAGCAGGAGCCGCTGGGGTCGTTGTGCTGGATGAAGAAGCAAGACCCGCCGCCAAAGAAGACGACAACATACAGCAGCAACACACAGCCAAGAGGGCCAAAATCATACCCGTGTTGTCGTCGCTCATTTATACCTTAAACTCGTTTTTTAATTCATCAATATTCTGGTAGTACCGCGCCAGGTCCTTTCTAAATCGTGCATCCTGCTTGGCTCCCGTCTTGACGATCCAAGCAAGATTCGCCTTGGAGTACTTTGTCCTGGTCTGATTTTCTGTCGGCTTGCGCGGAGCGACGCGCTTGGCTTTCACAGGCTTCGCAGGGTCTGGGGCGGGTCGTTTATCGATAAAGCTCAGGGCCTGCATGACCGTATCGGCCAGGTCGTCCTTCTTCGTGTGCTTGTCGAAGAAAGGGACCCACTCACTGTTTGTTCCGGTCGCCGCGATGAACGCCCGGGCGCGTTCGATCGAAGCCTTCTTGCGCTTTGCGTACATCTCGCGACCCGGTCCGGCAAAGTCGGGGATCTTGTGGCGCGCGTCCCAGATGACGACCTCTTTTTGCTTCACTAAGAAGTAGGTATGCAGAAGGTTCTCGATGCCCTTCATGCCCCGATTCTTGTCGGGTTGCTTTTCAATCACGACCGTCCGGGCCTCAAGGATCCACGGTTTCGCGTCGAGGTGCCGGACCATACACGGAAAGATGCCGTCGGCGTGGAGCGGTGGAACCCCCGACACGTCCCAGTGGTGAATCCGACGATCAACCGGATTAATTAGGCACATTGCCAGATTCTTAATTCCACAGTCGATAGACAAGATCATAACTATTGTTAAAGATTATTAGGTTTTTAAGTAAAATGGCTGAACAGCTCATCTGTTGGTGGTGCGTGCACTCTTTGCCATGTCTGCCGTGTATTCATCTTCCCGTGAAACATGACGAGAAGACGAATAAATTTATTACGAAAGGGAATTTCTGTTCTTGGCAATGCGCGAAAGCGTACGCTCTTGACATGAACACGTCGAGATCCGGAGAGATTCAGATGATTTTGATGATGATGCGCCGACGGGCGTTCGGGAAGTACACACCTTTGTGGCCGGCGCCAAAACGCGAGGCGCTCAAAATTTTCGGCGGTACTTTGACGATCGACGAGTTTCGCAGTTTTGGCGGGCTGGTCGAACCGCCTATGGTGTGCTTTCCGGATGAGAAACAGCTCATACAGACGGTCGGGGTTCAATTGATTAAACAGACTGAAGGATCAGTAACGGCAGCGCCAATGAATTCTAGAGGTAAATTAGCCGCTATCGACTCGGCGACGTCTCAGGGTGATACACTCAAACTAAAGCGCAACAAGCCACTCGAGAGGACGAAGAGCAAACTCGAGAACGTCCTCGGGATCACACGCAAGGCGCAGGCTTAGCCGTGAAGTTTGTCGATGATTTCATCAATCTCATCGAGCAATATTTCACGGCGCGTCTTGGGGCCGCCCGGTGCCGTGGCGCGAGAACGACGATGGTGCGGCGAGGGCGCCGGGGCGGGGGCACCCGACAGAGGCGAGGCGGCACTGGGTGCGGGGGCGTGAGAACGACGATGGTGCGGCGAGGGCGCCGGGGAGGGCACTCCAAACCCTGCAGCACCCGCGGTAACGGGTTGGATAGCGGCACCGGCTATCAAAGGCGCCCCGCCGCCTGTAATCTGGGTGATCGAGCCGATGCCACCACCGCCCGTAAAGGCACCACCGGTCGCGCCGCCGGCCGCATCGGCCTGCGCCGCCTGCGCCGCCTGGGCCGCCTGCGCAGCCTGGGCCGCCTGCGCAGCCTGGGCCGCCTGGACCACGGCAGGAGGCTGCGCCATGATTTGCTGCGCGGCCGTTGGAGAAGGAGCCACCATGGGAGTCACTGTTCCAGGAATTGGCATGATGGGCGGCGGACCGACCGGCGGAGCAGACGCTGCGAGAGCGGCACGGGCCTGGTCCTCGCTGATATTCGTACCGGCCGCCGCGGCGACAGCGCGGATGATCCGAGACTCTTCGTCGCCTGGATTGAATTCCATTGCGCGATCATACACGACGGGCGCGAGCACGTACGACTCGAGGTTCGTGAATTTCAGAATCAACAGGGCGATCAGGAGGCCCACCAGGATACTGATAGCCAGCTTCATTCTGATATATTACAACATAAAATTAAACTTCCATTCCCACCACCGAGGTCATGGAGACGGCCTCGAGTCCCTGAGTCATATTGGGAGTCGCGATGATGGCCGGGGGCTGGGGCATACCGACGTCCGTCTCTGTGGGGTCGATCTGAGGAATGACCGGTGGCTGCTGAATCACCGGACGGAAATCGGGCATCGGCGGCAAGGGCGTCGCGGACGTGACTGGAGTTGGCGCCGGTGCACTGGGATTCATGAGGACGATGTCCGCGACCGATTCAGGCGATGAAGCCTCGTACGTCGCCGGGGGTTGTGCCATCTGAGGTTCTTTAAGGGCCTCGTCCGCGACGGAAGGCTCTGGGGCCGGTGCCGGCGCGAACCCTGATACGACGGGAATTAACAATAGTATCGCCAGAGCAAAAATCAGGCCGAGGGTGAGCCGGCCAATCCACTTATTCATTTACTTAAACCCAAGTTTATGTTTTTGCTTGTTTGTTGGTTTGGACTTGGGGACGTCCGGGTCGGTGCTCCTGACCCAGACGGGCCCTATATGAGCTCTCCACTGGATTGAATTTCTGTCTAAAATTTTACGACAAATTACACAAGGCAGGGACGTTCCGATACCGCCATCCTGTCTGACCCGACTCACGACCAGGTCGCCAAACTTCCGATGGATCCAGTGAGCGAGACATGGCGGATGGACGCCCTGTCGCCGGGCCTGAAGATGGAGCTCTTTCAGGAGCCGACGTTCGGCGCAACACGTGCACGAGTTACCCACATACTACCGGGCAACGGCTGGTGCTGCACGTCATCATCATTTGACGAAAAAACGTTGGTCCTTCTTATATGGAGTTGGTTCTCCTCGGCGCCATCCTGATCCTCTTGATCATCATCGGAGTCGTCATCTTCCGCCAGGCCAGGCATAAGACGGCGATCGTGTCGCTCGTCAAGGACCCCCATGCATTCGAGACGTGGGTCACATATCACAAAGAAAAGATGAAGATTGATAAATTTTATGTATTCCTTGATGATGAAAAGGAGGTCCTTAACTTTGATGACCCGGCACTCGAGGTCCATAGGGATTGGAAGGGTCGTCTGGGTTTTGAATTTGATGACAAAATTGATGAGCCGGCAAACGTCCGGGTCAAGCAGCAGCTCGTGACCGAGGAAGGGGCTCGTCTGGCCGAAAAGGACGGCATAAAGTACCTGGTCCACATAGATTCGGACGAACTTCTGTACGGACCCAGACCGGCTGCCGATGTATTCTCGAGTTATCCGGCTGATGCATTTCACATGAAGAATTCAGAGCTCGCCCCGGACCGCAAAGATTACAAAAACTGCTTCATGGAAGGTACATGGTTCCATGGAGACCCCACCAAGTTCATAGCGTACGGGAACGGCAAGGGTGCCGGCGTCGTCGGTCAGTCCATGCCGCACGGTCCGCACAACTTCAAGGGATCTCGGGTCGTCGAGGTGCCCGATACTGAACTCAAGGTGCTACATTATCCCAGCTGCAATATCGACGAGACACTTAAAAGAGCAAAGAATTACGGAAAATTCCAGGACGATTCGGCCGGGTGGTCCGATCACCACAAGGAGACCCGGGACGTTCTGACGGCATGCGGGTCTGATTGCAAACAAAAAGCCGAGGCTCAATTTGAAAAGAGAATGGCCGGGCCGGATGCCTACCAGGTCGACCTAGGTCTTTAAAAAACGTGTCATGCCCGGGTCAGGGGGTCTTGCCTTCAGGTGGCAAGCAAAGCAAAGCATGGAGCACCCCCTTCGCGACTACGCCCGCACGCACTTCGAGGAGGCCCTCGGCGCCGGTCCTATCGCGCGAAACGTCGAACGGTCAGTATACAACTGGGCCGTACAGACGACGCGTGAGCGGGGCGAAGGGTCGAGCTGGGAAAACCGCATGTTTCGCTCGCAGTACCGGCAAAAGGTCTTTGGCCTCCTCCGAGAACTGGAGCGCGGCCCTATGGCCGGCCTGACCCTCGAGGTCAAGGACGGGCGCGTCACGGCCAACGTGGCGGTTGCACCTCAGCTCGTGCATCGCCTGCGCCGCAAAGAGCTCGAGTCCAAGAACCTGGCGCGCTATCCAGCCGAGGTGCTCTGGCCCGAAGGCCCTATGGCCGCCGCCATCTTCAAGCACCGCGAGCGGGACCTAGCGATGGAGGCGCGCAAGGCTATGGAAGAGGACTACTCCGGGATGTTTACATGTGGACGTTGCAAATCAAAGCGCACGACGTTTTATTTGTTACAGACGCGGAGCGCGGACGAACCAATGACGGCGTTCATTACGTGCCTAGCATGCGGGAACAGGTGGAAGGGTTGAAGAGTATGAGAAATAGAATTGATTTTTATACAGATTACCGCCCTTGATGGCATTTTTAAGCACACCGGACATACTGAATCCAGTCTTTTCACGCATCTCGACAAGAGATCTGCACGTGTCTACTAGTTTACGTCCCGCATCAAAACAGTAAATTGTTTTTTCCGATTTCGGTTTAGGGGGGTTATTGTCGTAAGATGCGTAGTATTTCTTTTTATATAATGAACCATTTTTTATAACAGAACCTATAGTACTTTTAGACGCGTTCATGAATTCGGAGGCTTTTATAAGAGATTCCTCTACTTTTATTAAACTGCGTGAAGCGTCAAATATATATACAGTTTTCATTAATCGTTCAGCGGCTTTTACAAAACATTGACGATGATCCGGGTTTTGTTTGCGAAGTTTCCACGCCTCTACCATTTTGGCGCGCGTTTCTTCAGTGTGAATGGCCCCCTCGCGATTTTTAGAATATTCTTTGAGTTCTGGTCTCTCTTGATATTTTCGTATACACCCTTCCGACATCCTCTTGCGCGTCTCTTCTGAAACACCACGCTCTTTGATTTTGACCCTAATCTCGTCACCCCTTTCCTTCCACAATCTCTTTTTAGCCTCTGAAATTTTATTGCGGGATTCGATGTTATGACGGGCGCTATGACCGCCGTCCATTAAGTTGTAACCTTTAGGAGAGATGGTGGCGTGTTCGGAGATCATTTCAATCTCCTTCGCGTCCAGAACTTCTCCACTGCAACCAGGTTCAGACCACAAAAGTTCTATAGTAAAATTATCCTTTCCGTAATTCTGTATGGCAGCCCACAAGGCGGGGCACTTGCCCTCAGAGTAAGCGGCACAATGAGTTCTGAACCGGTCATGAATAGAATTTACCGTCTGCCCTATATAAGATTTTCCATTTACGGTGTTTGTGATTTTATACACCGACATCCTCTCCTGAAAGAGACCAATATTTTTATTTGAGATTCACGCACGTCAAAAAAAAATCGCAACTTATAGTACAAAATGAACGGTCCCGTGAAGCGTGCTTACCGCGCCCGTGTCGGCCGCAAGGGTCGCAAGGTCCCCGCGTCCTCGCCCAAGGCCACCAACTTCATGAACGTGAAGCGTCGCGTCATCATGAAGACCGCGTCAGGAAAGTACATCGTCCGGACCGAGAAGGGCGTCAAGTACGCCCCGAAGGCCAAGTACTACCGCAACCCGGCCGGCTCGACCGTGAACGTCAAGTACGCCCACGCGAACGTCGCCATCCCCAGCCCGATCCGCCCCAAGCTGATCCGCAAGATGCGTAAGAACTATGGCGAGCCCCGTGGCAAGTACGCCGCGCGCGTGCCGGGCGTTCGCGTCCACCACGTCAAGCGCAAGGCTTACATCGGTGCGATGTTCGAGGGCTACGCGCCCAAGCGCCCGGTCGGCCGCCCGCGCAAGCACAAGGTGAGCCCGGGCCCGAACATGGGTCTGGCGGCCCTGTTCGGTGGCAAGCCAGTCCGCAAGGCTCGCAAGACTGCGTAGATTTAGATAAAAACAATTATGACACAGTCAAATATATGGACCTGGTCCGAGTCTGGACCGATGTCGGCGCCCGCAAACCCGTCGCGCTCCTCGCCAAGATTGTCGAGCGTGACGGGGTCATTTTCACCATCAGATACCTGACCGAATCTGATGATAAAATTTGGCGCTACGAAGAAGATACGTACGAGATCGACGATGACTCGATCGCCGAGAACCTCGGTACATCCACTGAAGAGGACATAGGGTTCAGGCAGTTCGGGGACGGCTTCGTCAAGATGGACTCGGATGAGGACTACGTCCCGTCGTCCGAAGATGACGAGACGTCGGACGACGATGAAGCCGAGGACGAGGACGACGACTTTGAGGACGAGGACGACATCGAGTCCGAGGCCGAGTCAGAAGAAAGTCTCGGTGAAGAGTAAGATGAAGACCGGTCCTATTTTCTGGATCTTATTAGTTGTCGCCCTTTGGCTGCTCTTTGTGCGCAAGTCGGAGGGGTGCGCCTGCGCCATAGCCGGATAAAGAGAATATATCCTGTTAATTAAATGTCGATTACGTCCAAGTTTATCAAGGCTTTTGATCCCAAGTCGGAGGTGCACGTCGCGTGGCTCTCGGACATGAATGACATGGCCGAGAAGATGGGCGACCCCAAGGCTCATATTTCCCTCGTCGAAAAGGTCAATATGAACCCTATGAATATGAAGCTCGAGCAGCGTGATGCGCTCGACTGGCCGAACATCCACTTTGTCCTGTTGGCGACGTACGCCAAGGCGGTCATGAAGGGCAAGGCCTTCACTCCGACTCAAAAAGTTCGTTGAATCTATTCTGGTAAAATTCCGGTGGAGCACTGAACTGAAACACGTTGCCCGAGAATGAATAACTCGATTTCTTCTTCAAAATTTGATCGACCGAAATCATATCGAGGATATTCCTCGTGCACTCCAGTTTGAGATCGTCAAATTCCCATTGACGAATGAAAACGTGCGCGAGATTTTCGAGACGGGCCTCGGGCAAAATGAGCGTCTCAATCTGGCTCATATCGGGCCACTCCTTTTTCTCTATATAATGAGTCTCGATCATAGAACTTATAGTCACGGCGTCTTCAATTTCCCGGAAGCCCACGACGGCCGTCCGGAGATCGTCGTTAATTTTGAGAGTAAATGCATTGTTGCGATTCGAATGGATCGTGTAATAGTAGCGCGGCTTCTGATTCGTACGCATGGATACACGGGGACGTGCCGGTGGGGTTGATATCGCAGCCATCTTGTTTAGTATGGGCCGAGAGTCTTTAACAAAAAACGTGTCTTGTGCGGCCCAGGGTCCCGGTACAGACCTTCAAGTCACCCTAAAAATCGCGCCATCTAGTAACATGGAGTGCTCCGTCTGCTATGGTGAGACTGGCCCTTTCCAGAAGTTGTGCTGCGGTCACGACTTCTGCACGGGGTGCGTAAAAACCTGGTACCTCAAGGGCTCGGGCGACAATACGACGTGCCCTATGTGCCGCGCGCCCATCTACTTCAAGGGCTTCCACAAGGTGCGCGACCAGTGGAACGAAGAGGCGCACGATAACAAGTGCACCGAGGTCTTCGGTGAGGCCATCAACGCGTGCATCACACAGGCCTTCGAATACGCCGAGGCTTTCCCTAAGCGCTGGCGGCCCATGATCCTGCGCGGGATCATTGAGGACGTCAAGGATCTCGAGCGGACATATCGCGTCCTGATGAACTACGGCGCCGATCCAGAGGAAATCGACGACGCGTTCTACTACGAGGACTACTACTCGGACCGCCACCTCGACAAGTGCTCGTACATCGACGAGCCGCCGAAGGACTTGGCCCCGCGCCGCGCAGATCGCGGCGGCGCCCGCTGCGGCAAGCGCGCAAGAGCTCGCCAGGACCCCTGGGCGACTTTCACACTCATAATTGATTTTTAATACCATTCACTAATCCTTCCGCATTGAACCCTAGTCCGAACACGACCCCCATCGCCATCAGAATGAACCCTAGCACGAGTAGGCCCATGTTGCGGCTAGACTTGGGCTTTTTGTTTTCCTTGGTCACCAAAATCAGACCTGGAATCCCGAACGCGAGGCCAATCAGGAGCGAGGTCGCCAGTGCGCCAAGCGCGCCGCCAGTGCCTGCAAAGCTCTCTAAAAAAATCGACTTGTACTTTCCCATTTAATTCTAGTCCAGATTTATTTTCTGGCCGTTACGAATGAATTTCGAACCAAAAAGAACGAGGAGGAATGGGATTAGGACAAACGTCACGAGTCGGGCCGCGCCGGGTGTGAGACCGAGGGTATTGCGAGCCCTGTGGTACACGGCCCCATCGGGCGTCTGGATCTCGACTTTCTCGGCGCCAGCCTCCTCGACCCATTCAGACTGGTAATTGAAAATCATCAAGAATGCTATCGCGATGAGTACGGCCCCTAACGCTTGATGGAGGGTTCCGACCTTGAGAGACGGATCCGATGTTTTGAGAATGAAAATCGCCAAGACTATCGAAACGTACTTGACGAGTAGACCAGTTTCGGGTCCGAATTTTTTAAGGAAAGTCAACCAGGGCCGGCTCGTGAAGATGAGGCCGACGAGGGCCATCGCTGCCGCCAGGCGCAAGTGAATCATTCTAAGATGTACCCAGATAAAAGCTCGGCCCGTCTAGAAAGTACAATGGAAGCTATCGAGGCTGTTCTGGATCTGGCGAAGGAGCGTGATGAGCTGGCGAACGACCTGGAGACTTACGAGTCCTGGTTCGAGTCCCTGGTCGGCAAGGAGGTGACCCTGGCCGTCAAGCACAAGAAGAAGACGCGCTTCGTGGACTGCGTCGTGGTCGAGTTCACTCAGGGTGAGGGCTGGGAGCTCAAGGCGGACGACGAGGACGAGGTTTACATGGTGACCTTTGAGGACTTTGTGGAGGGCCGGGTGTGGGTGTCGAAGAATTAAATTTATTGTGTAATATTAAAATGGAAGACTCTGTCGCGGACATTGAGCTGCGTAAGGAGCGTCGCCCCAAGTTCCCCTCGATAAAGAACGGCTTCCTGCTGCTTCTGGTTTCCTTCGGTGCGACCATGGATCGCACCAAGGCGCTTGTCATCACGTTCCTGTACTTTGTCCTAGTTGCTCTGTTCGCCTAGGCACCCGGCTAGTTCTTCACAGAAGGCCGTGAGGCCGGGGACGGCCACGTTGTCCCAAAACTCCTCGTCGCGATCTATGTCGTGACTCAGAACCTGGTTGTTGTACTGCTCCACAAGCCGAGCCCGTACAAGACCCAGCATTTGCAAATAGACCTGGACCTGGACCATCTCGTAATCGACGACGCGCCGGAACAGGCGGTTCGTACGATTCTTGATCTCGACCAGGACGCGAGACCCGTCCGGGCGCTCCTCGATCCGGTCAATCTTACCACAGACGACAAACTTGTGTCCTCGGATCTCGGCCACGTTCAAATTGTAGAATGAATTATCCTTGACGAGCTTGACACCGGTATCAGTCTCGACCTTGTCGGACGTCTTGTCCTCTGAGCGCGTCCCATGAGTCGTGTAAACCTTGGACCGGACGTGCTCGATGACCTCGGCCTTCTGCTCGGCGCTCAATTTCGAATCCGAATTCACAGCCGCCTTGGCCTCCTCGAACGTCCGGGCCGCCTCGGCCGAGTCCTTGGCATTGACTGCGAGGGCACCAGCCAGGACCTTCCGGGCCTCGTCCGACGCGCCCAGAGCCTCCTCGGCGCGATCCCTCTTGGTCTTGCCCGTGAACGTGTCCGGACTGTACTTCTTCCAGAGTTCGTCCAGGACCTCCTTGCGAGGCTTGTATGGATTGCGACCGAGGATCGCGGCAACTTCGCTCGCCTTGAGTGTGATCTTCATTTTGCTATATAAAAGGTGGTGTCTCTATATAGCAAAATGCTCGTAATGGCTCTCGCACGACCTGTTTTTTCCGTCCGGGCCGAGGGGTCCGGGAAGGCCTGTCGGGCGAAAGTCACTATCAAAAATGTAAAGGTTGCGATCCAGCAGGCCCAGAATATCTGCTACGGCCACGAGGATGAACCGGCCTGCCGCGTCGCGTGGGACCACGTCGAGGAGATGTCAAAGGCATATGCGCGTCAGCGAGAGAGTGAACTTTTGGTTAAA